ATCCCTGCATCCGGAAGCCACGCCAGCCAATACGAACGGGCACTCGCCGTTGTGGCATTGCACGGCACCGTGTGCACTCGCAGACGCTTCATCCGCCATTCCGAGAACGCGTACGCCTGCGCTGACACCATGTTGTTCAACCACTGCACTTGATCCATCTTCTTGACCGAATAGCCCGGTGTGTTGTATATCCATCCCGGCCCGATAGCCATCAGCTGGGTGAACAGGGCTGTCGTACCATAGAAAGACAGAGCACCGCCGCCCGGCGCCCAGGCAGTGTCGACACCGTAGCGACACAGTGGCACGCAGAATTTGAGGTTGAGGCCGTCCTTCCCTCCGCGCGTCTCTCTCACGTAGGAACGCGGCCAATGTGAGGCCACCGAGATCGCGCCAGCGGTTGCGCCAGCACCAATTGCGAACGAAGTCGCTGCAGCGCGCGCAGGCCCCTTCTCCACAACGATACCACCGCGCTGTTTCTGATGGGCACGCCTCGGGCCTATGAAGCCCGCGGCCATTTCGCGCTTGAGCACCCTCTTGAGGCGCTTCTTTCTCTCGACCTTGAGGAACTTCTTTTCCGTCATTGGGCCAATGGGACGCTTGTACATCCCGCGCGCGATCTTGTTCTTCTTTCTGTTCGTGTGAGGCATTTCCGGTAGCCGTCTTTGCGTTTGCAGGTGTCTTTTCAAGTGGCTGCTCGCTCGAGCATTTAAGCACCACCGATTGCGGAAGAATCTTTCCTGCCAACTTCTCGCATTGATCGAGCGTAGGCACCGGCACATCAGTAAACCTCGCAACTTCCCGCAGCAGGGCCCGCACAAACCCCGCGTATTTGGAATTGAACAGCGTAAGATACACGGAAGCTACCGCAACAGCAGCTGTCTCCAAGGGCATTGTCGCGTAGTACAGCGTTGCCAACGCTTTCTCTGGTTGCGACGATTGCACCATACCCCCTGGCTCTAGCACCTCGCAGGCTAAGAAAACCTGACCCCACGGAGTCTGCCCAGGGGCCCGCTCAAGCTTCACGCTGAGCGACGAATAGGCTGGCATCTTGTCAGCCAAGTGCGGCCAGAAGCTCTCTGGGACAGCAGCCCCGATCACGACGTCGTCTCCGACGACAGCCATCTGTAGGCTTCGGTACCAATCTTGCCATACATCCATAGGAATTTGTGTCTGGCTACTTGGGTCTATGCCGTTTCTGACGGCAAAAGTGCCCATAGTAAGATACATCTTGGTAATCTCAGAATTGGAACCTACTGTGTCCGGGAACCCGCTGGAGTTTCCTCCCGTCTTTTGGAAGATAAGCTCACAAGGGCACATCACCGGCATCTGTGAGACGAACCGCTTGTAATACTCGCGGAACCATCCAACACCGTGACTACCCCCAAGAGCAACCTGTCTGGCTCGTATCTCTGCGACCGCGTCATACCAGCTAGCATGGAGCGCCATCTCCATGCCAGTAATGTCAAAACTGGCATACGTGTGATTCGGCCGCATCAATGAGGCAAAAATCGCTGGCACGTCACCACGACCTGCGCCGACCTTTGTCGGCTGGTCCCTCCAATGAGCATTCTGATACTCAATGGCGTCGAACGTCACCATCTTATAGGAAAGATACCCAACCAAGGGGCTCACGATGATGATCCGTTGTTTCCCAAGATCCACAGCCGGGAAGGGTGCGGAGACTAGTGCGCGTCGCGCAACAATGTCTTCGAGATAATACTCCAACTCTTCCACAAATTCGAGTTTGGGCCGCTTGGAACTACCCAAAACCTCGATCTTCTCTACACATTTGCCAACCGCCGGGAACGACACATGGTCGAATCGGCCAGCCACCACGTGCGCAACATCGTGCGCAACCAAAGGGTAGTGTTGACAGAAAGCTGTGAATTTGTCTCCCGGATAAGGGACTCCGGCTGAGGCCTGACAGTTAGTTCCCGACAAGGCTTCATGCATTGTTCTCAACCGGTACGACGGTGGAACCATTGCTGCTCGGTCATTAGCAACAATAGCAACAGCGACTTGGCGCATGTTGGCAGCAAAGAAAGGCGACACCCACTTCTCAGCAAGCAACAACCTCTCAAGAGTATAATGCTGCGCATCCTTGCGCCCATCACCCTGGGATACCTTATACCACTCTGCCTCAATCTTTGCGCAAATCTCTGGATCAATCTGACGCATGAAGTGCCGTAGGGTAAACGGTGCTGGCCCTTTGGCGCTCCCAAAGTGTGTATGACAATGTCCCAGGATTGTGGCACCTGCGGCTATGGGACAAAACCGCCGCAGGTGCTCTAGTTTGTTTGCCGCAGTGTCTCCCAAACTTTCGCAGCCGAATCGGCTGACCCGTAATCCTTCACGGGCAGGGAGTGTTTCTTCCACTGCATAGTCTGCATTCTCGGGTGTAAAACGAGGCCAACGATGCGGTTCGTGCCCTCAACCCAGGCCGTATGAATTGCAACGACCTTTGCGTTACCAGAATCAGTGCGCGTCCACGTACCTCCACAAGACCCATCGGCGGTGTGATCACCACCGTCCAGGTCCACGAAGGCCCACTTGGCGTCACCCATGGCTTGCACTTTCACCACTTTCCCAGTATGGTTAACAAGGCCCGTCTTGGTAGCCGCCCAAACAGAAACAACATCTCCCTGCTTGAGCTCCTCCCTCGCGAGAGAACTCTTGGGGCAAAGCACTTGCTGACTGGGATCGGTGAACCAAGCGGCCTCTTCATTGGGGTCATCATTCAACCACCACTGAAACTTGGCCGCTGGATAATTGACCGTAGTGCCTTTCACCACTTGACGCACGAATGCAATCTCG